CATAGTACAAAATGCCCCAGTAGAAGATGGAATTAAATTTCTTCCAACACTTTTTGTAGTTATATCAGCGCCAAAGTACATTGCAAATGGATATACTTTAGCGGCAGGTTTAAATTGGAACCCATCATTATCTGTATGACCATAATACGTAGTTCCCCATGAAGTTCCGTCACTGGGTATTAAAAGATTAGGAGTTGATATTGGATATATTACATCTACGATATCTGCATTTATAGATCCAACTGCCATTCTGAGTTGCTCTGTAAAATCAACTCCATAATATGATGTTTCTGGATTTATAAATAGAAGTGAGTTTTTATAATAAAAATAAGGAGATACAGAATGATCAGTAAATAATGTGTTTACTCTAGTTTGCGCATTGTCTAAATAATATGTATTAGAGTCATAATCATGCCAACTATACCCATTTGAATGCGATCCAGCGCCGGCAGTATACGCCATTCTTGGATTCCTAATTGGTCCAGCAATAGAGTAAGAATACCCCATCGAAATAATGGGATGAGGCCTTAGCGTATTAGGCATTCCAGCGGGAATAGCCTTTGCTATGTTGCCATGTTCATTTTCCTGATATTCTTGTCTATATGTCCCAGTTTTTTGTACAACGCCCTGTGAATATATGGTCTTATTGTTTATATCTCTTTTGGCTCGTACTATTTCTATCTTTTTTATTTCTTTAGGTACATTATTAAATGTAAACTTAAGCCCTAATGGCTTAACTAGTAATTCCTGAAATTCTAGTACGGTATCTTTATATGACGGATTTATAATTTCGCTAGGAGTTTCAAATATACTAGAACTCCATCCAGTGGATTCTATATATCCCGCAGGAAATCTTATGTCGGCAATCCAATTAGCAGTAGATCTTACTCCCTTTCCATTATAAAATACACAAGCGAACCTATATATTTCATCACGTTGAAATGAAGTTAAATTATTAGATAGATATGGATTTGCATAATTTAAAAATCCATCATGTATCGGTATGTTTAAATCAACAACGTTCAAGTCGCTAGAATTTCCAGCACTATCAAGTATTCTTATGGATGATATATTTCTTTTATTATCTCCAATTCTGGCAGTCCTTTGATCTATATATTTATCTTTTTCAGTTTTCCATGGTTCTGAATATGTATCAGGAGCACCACTATGAGTAGTATATACTCCATCCCTTTTATTATAAAAATCACCATATGACTCTATAAAAAATGTATTGGCAAATAAGTAACTTACGTTGATTCCAGTTCCTCCAAGATTTCCATGTACATCTCTAGTATATTCTAAATCAGAATACCTATCTTCTTCATATATTTCTTTGTGAATACAATCTGCCGTAGTTGATATTGTAGAAAGTTGATCTACCGTGTATAATGCAAAAGTACCAGCAGAAGTATCTAACCTTGTTCGTAGCCCTGATAAATCAAATTGGTATGCCCTTGTATCATATTCAGGTATAGTCCATGTATCCTCTTTTGTATTTGCGGCAAATAATATATTATCTTTACTTTCTATATATGTAGGTTTAAATAAGTTTACCCCTATTATATTAAACTCAGCTTGAGTTAATTCCCCAATTGACCCAACACCACCATCTTCTATATATACTTTATTATTTATAATAGAATCTTTTATATCTATGTCTTTTACTATAGATATAACTGGAACATCTGAATAATTGAAATAATATACTGATATAAGTTTTAATCTAACAAACGTATTATCTATAGGCATTTCGATTGAAAGTCTAACTGACTTGCCTGAAGGTTTACCATATATTTCCCCAAGGCCAGTCCCTAAATAAGTTATACTAGTTCCACCAACCATACTATCAGTCAAATGTACCGTTGGACTTACTGGACTCAATTCAGTTTCTCCACCTGACGGACTATATAATTGATAATAATACTGAATTAAGCCAGAGTTAAGCCTACCAGACCCAATAGACACCACTGAAGGCTGTTCTAAGACTGCTGACGGTACGATATCAAACATTGTAGGCGTTTGTATTGCTGCATTTTTAATGTCGTTAGAAGGCGCTATATTGACTACACGAATGAGATTAACTCCATCAGCCCAATATAGTTTTATATTGTCAGAGTCTTCATATCTACATACAATACTTAATGAGACATTATCTGGAATTCCAAAATAAACTCCATTGTCATTTAGTACATTTTTATATGCGGGCAAAAGATCACCAACGAATGATACTCTATATATCTTAAATGCATTAGTAAAACTACTAGTAAATGGTTTAACTATATAAAGTTTATTAGCATCCACATACTGAGCGTTTATAACACTGTTATATTCTGTTGATGTCGCAGTTATAGTTATACTATTTGACTGACCAGTTGGTATTAAATGGGAAGCACATAGTATATTCGTATTGCCATTATAGCTTTTTTCAAACCCTTGTATTGCTACCGTTCTACTATATAGTATGTCTGTAAATATTCCATTAAAATAGAAATTAGAATTGTCAATCTTATTGATATTTCTAGTCCCATTATATTTTCCCGATACAGATGATACGTACGTGTTAAATAATACTGTAGATAAACCAGAAGTAGTAGATGTGTGCAATTTTATTGCCGTACCAGACAAATAACTAGATAGATCTAATATACTTATTGTTTGAGCAGTTTGTTCTGGGTAATGAACTATATGAGTAACAACTATATCCGGACCTATAACCGTTTGAGGTCCTGATGCATAATTACCTGCTTCATATACATAGTATTGAGTCGCTCCGCTAAATCTAACATCTGTTCTAAATGGGTTTGGGTCGTATACTCCATTTTTATCACAAGGAACCCCATCATTTGGATTAAAGAAGCTAGTTACAATTAAATTATCTGTATCTGGCAACATAACTCGCTTTTCCATTGTTGGAACTAGAGTAGGACTCATTGGATCCTGCGAATAGGATATTGATGAAGGAGTAAGAGTAACCTCAACATAATCAGTAGTAGAATCATCATATAATATAGAAATCCCTACCAAAACATTTTTAGTTAACGGAAGATTAAACTGACATTTTAAATTATATGATGATTTACTCGCTGATACAAAAAAATAATTTGGGGTTAATGCGATAGGTTCAGGTATAGTTCTAGAGTCTTCTACAATTACATCTCTCTCTGCAATATATGGAACAGTAATAGTTCCAGTATCAGTATTATTTATATACTTATACGATAGAGACCCAGTAATGTTTTTCTTATTAGAGGTAAACACAACCCCCAAATCTCTTACAGTAGAAGTTGCAACTATAGTTTCATTTTCACCAAAGTAATCAGATTCATTCCCTATTATAGTAGATCCTTCTATACTAGTTAGGGAACCAGTAGTGGCTCCCTCATTTGTTATCGTTCTAACATTCTCTGCATATCGATATTGATTGTTCTTTAATAGACTTTTATCAGTATCTAAATTAATTCCCCCAGAAAATGTATTTATTTGTGATTTCTTACCAGCCATTATTACCTGATTTTATACTCTGTACTTCGCCTATTGTATCATAAGAGTTATTATTTGCATATACATCTGGAACCAATTTGATCCAATTATTCTTTATGGTCTCCATCTCATCAGAATTTGGCATTAAAGATTCTCCATAAGCTTGTTTGCAATAGAAATTCCATGACGTCTTCATGTCGTAATAGATCTGCCTTTGTAGTCTACCTGACATATATTCTGGATATTTTAACTTTAAAGTAATATACCAATATACGGCCTCTATGTATGACATCATATCTGGTATCATAGGATATCCATTATCGTCAGTATACATAGCATCATAACTTAGTTTTAAATACCCATCTGTAATATTAGTCATAATATATCCGGGCTTAATTGCATATTTTAAATCCTGAACCTTTCTGCCTATACCCATTCCTGTAGCATCATTATTTTGTATATCTTTATCTGACCATACACTAAATGAGCCAGTAGCAATTGTCATCGGCATCCATCCTCCGGTACCACTATTTGACCACATTACACTATTAAGCCTATGAAGATCAGAAGGTAACGCTACTTGATGGCCAACTACTTTAAGAATTGGAGTTCCAGTAGAACCAGATACTTTTCTTTTCAACTGTTTAACTGAACCAATCTTCTCGACTGCTTCGCTGCACCATTCTCTCATGTCTGAGATTCTTATGGCTTCTTCTCTTATATCTAGGTCTGCTAATACCTTTGCGATCACTTGCTCGCATGAAATCATTTTA